TCACGGGTCTTTTTCTCTGATGTTTCATCCAAACCATCAGTTCCACCAAGACCCAATTTCTTGTAAAGACCCTCGATACCATTCCACAAGACCGTAAAGAATCCTGTTATGGCACCCCAAAATTCAGACAAACTCTGTATGAAAGTTTGTGCCGACTTAATAAAAGCCTGGACAGATTTTATGATAGATGGTAATGCTTTGAGCATCCATCCAATTAAGGCAAAACTAAAGAACAAAACTACTCTTTGGAGAACATCTGATATTCCCCCACCACCTTTGAATATATCACCTGGTTTGTTCAAGAAGTTTCCAAGTGATAAATTTATTCCACCACCACGTCTTGACTGTTCTCTTTTCGATTCTTGCTGTCGTCTTTCCTCACTTTCTTTTAATTGCTGATCATAGAGTTTTTGTTTTGTTTGTAGACGAAGGTTTAACGTCCTATTCTTTAATAATGTTTTTCTAATAGCACCGACATTTTTTCGCATGGAAATAATGCCACTGTTCAGGCTAGTAAAATGTTTGGAGTCTATTAATATCATTTTAGATTACTCCCCAAGCATTGTACATTTTCTTAGAGTATTGTAAGAATGGATCTTCCATATTAAATGGACTGATTCCTACTGGTGGACCAAGATCTATAGGGTCATTCCCACTTCCTTCTTGATAATCTGGTTTAATCTGAATATTAGCAATAATGTCAACACCACTATCAACGATTTGAGATATATTTGTTCTTAATGAATCGATTTGCCCTTCGATTGTTGTAAATATTTCCGAATTAGCAACTGTATTAATAAGAGCTCTTCCAAATCTATTAAAAGAATAATCTGCTTGACCTGTTTCCAACATCTTTGGATCGTAGATGTTTTGTCTCGTTATTCCAAGGTCATTTTCAAGATATCTTCTTGATTGCTCTGGCAACTTATCATACAAAGCTTTCATTGTATTTTGAGTTCTATTAAATGTGTTTAAAACATTCGTATATTGTCTTTCAGATGCATCTGCATTCGTTTTAAGTCTTCTTAAAGATGGGTCATTTTTAAGCAATTCCTCAGCAGTTTTTCCACCTCGCATTTGATTATCAAGATATTTCTTATATTCATTAGCATCATAATCTCTTTTAGTCTTTGCTGAAGCAAGAGCATCTCTATCTCTAACATAATTTTCATAAAATGATCCTAGTTTATTTGCCTGAACTCTTATAAGGGCATTTTTAGAAGTATCGTCAGAGCCACTAGCCAGAGTTTGAGCATTTAGTCTAGTTTGACCAGCCATTACAAATTTTTCTGGTCCTTTCTTTTCATACTTCGTAGCAAGAAAATCAAATTCACCATTTTCAATACGTCTATAATCATCTTTTGAAATATAACTGTTGTTCAGTTTGACAAAATTCTGAACTCCTCTCAACCCTATGACTTGTTCCATAGGGTTATCTTTTTTATAAATTCTACCTCTCTCTGTGCTTAACTCATCTAGAGGAGTTAATCCTTGTACAGCAGTCTTTCTGACTCTTGCCCTTGCCCTTTGTCCTGGCCGAAGACCTTCTAAAGCGGCTTCACCACCTTCAAACAAAAGAATACCAGTACCAACACCCAAAAGAGTAACCCAAGTTACGGGATTCAAAAGTGCTCCCATCAAAATAGGTAACGTTGTGACAATAGCAGAAAGTGTTCCCAAAATAATAGGAATACCGACCTGAATAGCCAATAACACTCCACCAGCAATGGTGAGAGCAGTCATAATTTTTGGTATGAACTGCTTAAGTTGATTTTGTTTTTTTTCTTTATTCTGCTGGAACCATTTAATCACTCCATTCGTAAACCAACCAATAAAGGTAAGAGTGAAGAACTTGATAAATGGATCTAAAAATTGCCTAATTGTATTGAAAATAGACTTTGCTGGTCTAGCAATGGCATTTGTAATAAAACCAGCAATTTTCTTGGGTGCTTCTAATGCTGACTCTATATTAAATCTTCTTAAATTTTCTGCCTTTCTAGATGTTTCTTCTTGCTGTTTCTGTTGCTGTGCTGCTTTAATACCTGCTTGCTGAGACAGTAACTTATTAATAGCAACTAAGTTCTTATTGATAGCATCTACAGACTTCAGAAGATTTGCGGTTACCTTTGGCGTGACCATTCTCATGCCACCCATTACAGGTGCATTTCCCCTTTTAAATCTTCCGAAACTAGATGAGGTTATTGCCATTAAGATATGCCGTTAGCTTGTTGCTGCTTCAACTTTTCATCCTCTAGGTGTTGCTGAAGAAGTGTCAAGTAAATCTCCCTCTCCCAAGGAAGCATATTTTCAATCTCCGTCAAGCTATATTTATGATGCTGTACCAAGGCAAAGTTTACCTTATAGTATGACTCAAGATTTTCATGAGCCATACCTAACTGAAAAAACTTGCCAGACCCTCAATTACAACGTCAGACTTCACACCAGTTTTAGGATTAGTGACTTGAACAGTATGACTCAGTTTAGGCATTGTTGTGAAAAACTCTTCCAGTTGTTTAAACTGAGCAGTTCCCAATCCCTCAATAAACTCGACCATTTCTTCTTCAGTGTGATCTGATGCTGCCCAAGATTCTTCCTCGGTGAACACTTGTTCTACACACTTTGCGACCATCTTGAAAGATTGATCAATTTGTTCAGCACCACTATCAACGAAATTCTCCTGAATAAATTCAGATAGAGATGGGTATCTCATCTTCATAGAGAACTGTTCATCCAACTGAATGATGTTTGTGTGCTTTGGATCTTTCTGAACTTGAATATCACTTAATGGAATAGTGACATCAACTCTAGTCTCACCGTCATCAGGACAGGTAAGAATAACGTCTACTGTTTCACCAACAGACTTACCACGGATATTAAGGAACAGATATTCAATATCAAATGTAGAGAGTTTTTCTACCTTAATTCCTCTGGTTAGAATGCAGTTAGACAGCACCTGCTTCACTGCTGTCTGAATTTGATTCATGTCTTCACTTTCCATGGCAATGATGAGAAGTTTTTCTTCTTTCACCAGGAATGGTCTATACTTAACTTTTCTGTCGGAAGATGGAAGAATCAGTTCGTAGGTAGGTGCGTCGATTTTTGGTAAAGACATAATGTACTCAAAGTCGTGTTTTTATTTAGTGCGATTATCTTGGAGCAGTGTTATTCCTTATTTGAAGTAGTGTTGGTTCTGGTTTTGCAGTTTCTGCTGGTTTTCCAGTCTCACCACCAAGAGTTGATGGACCACTTGGTTTTTGGAATCTAATCCAATCACCACCAGCCTCATTTTTTGCTTCATTAAATGCTTCCTTAAGTGCTTTAGAGTAACTATCAATAGCACCGAAGATGTATCTATCGTAAGCAAATCTTACCGTAACTTCTAATACTCTAGAAGCATCGTAAGAGATTTGACTAGTGTTAATGTTTGTTGGGAAGGCATTCATGAAGTTGTATTCAATCCTGTTATCATGATCTTTATCAAATTTTAGCAGTCTTATTCTCTCACACTTATAAGTATCTGGATATCTTGCTCTGTAGTAATAATTGTCCTGATCAAATGTCAGACCGTCAGTTTCATTAGAACCACTCAGAATAAATTCTTGCCACAGTTCAAAGAACTTTTGAACTTTATATTCATAGTCAACATAGAACGTTAGATCCATTTCACTAAATTGCCTTCTATAGGCAAATTTTTGTGTGACACCAGGATATGTACTTGTTGCCTCTGTGGTGTTTATTTGTGTGCCAGGTACAGCAGCACGACGGCAGTATTCACCAAGTTCTCTGTTGATAAAGTTAGAGTCAACTCCTCTTCTAATCAAATATGAACTCAGACTGGTGAGTCTGCTAATTCCTCTGAACTCAACTTTATAGTGAGAGGTTTGAGCTACTCTACTGAAATTAGAGACAAAATCTGTGGTGGATTTTGGTTTTAAACTCTCTCTGTTAAATGCCACAATAAATACCTCTGGGAATTGCTATCATATTATGTCGTACAGTGGCAGATATAAACCTACCAATATCAAAAAATATAAAGGAGACCATAGTAACATTATTTATCGCAGTTTATGGGAACGTAAGTTCATGGTTTACTGTGATACTAATGAGAACATTTTAGAGTGGGGAAGTGAAGAACTAGTAATTCCCTATAAATCACCCCTCGATAATAAATGGCATAGATATTTCCCAGACTTCTTCATCAAGTATCGTGATAGCAAGGGAAACATCAGGAGATCCATTATTGAAATCAAACCTAAACGGTTCTGTGAGGCACCAAAGGTTCAATCAAGAAGAACCAAAAAGTATCTCTATGAAGTGACCGAGTATGCCAAGAACCAGGCAAAGTGGGAAGCAGCAAAGGAGTTCTGTGAAGATCGTCGTTATGAATTCAAAGTTCTAACCGAAGATGATCTGAAAGTATGAACAGAATTCAAAATTATCAAGATAACTTCATCGGTCTTGAAGACAGTGATGATATCATGCTTGCTCTCATGGAAATCTTAGATAAAAAGTCTTGGGTTCCTGAAGTCGGTAAGTTTTATACTTATATCTACGCACCTAAAACTCCAAACATTGAATATGATGAATTTCCTCTGATTGCCTGTATGGAAGTTACACAATGGGGATGGAAAGGTCTAAACTTCCACTGGGGAAT